CTAGGCGCGCGGTTCGAGATCGAAGTAGGGCGCGCCTACGCCACCGCCCTCGGCGCGGTTGAGCACCTTGTCCTCGCGCGCGCTGCTGATCAGCACCTGGACGCCGCGATAGCGGATCCCGACGCCGACCGAGACGCAGGTCGTCGGGAAGCCCGTCGACGGCGTCTTGATCCAGGTTGTCGAGTTGAAGGTGATCGCACCTGGCAAGAACGCTTCGTCGCCCTTCTCCGCAGCCTCCTTGGCCATGGCGTCCAGCATGTCGTCGATCTCGTCGCGGGTCATGGGGCGCGGTCTAGGGCGATTCCTTGATAATCGACGCTCTACCAGTTCACCGCCACAGCGAGCTCTAACGCTGCTTCGCACTCCTCGATTTCTTGTCGCAAGTATTTTCGACAGTCCTCCGCTTGCTTCGGTAACTGCTTGATGCGTGGATCAAGCTCTAACGCTGCTACAGCGGCCCTCAGGCGGACTATCCGAGCCGAATACTCTCCGGAGGAGGCCGGACCCATCGCTATTTTCTCAACGTACATTGCGCAGCACCTCTAAGTCGGCACCGCACTTGGGTAGTCGCGCGGCGCTCCGCTAGTTGCACCGAAGCGATTTCGATTCGACGCGTCCAAAAGGCCCGCCACGCCGAAGCGCAGCGGGCCAATTCTGACGACTTAGGCCGCTAGGGCCGGTCATCTCGCCGAAGGTGGCGAGTTAGGTGCCGAAAGCCCGCGAGCCTCCGACGCGCACGGCGGCATAGATGACCGCCCGCTTCCAGGCCGGGACGCCTAGCACTTCCATTGCTTCCTTGAACAAGTCGTCGACCTGCTTTCGCGTCATTCGGCCACCCCAGCCCCGGGTCACATAGCCCGCGTCGTGAATGACGGCGGCCTTAGCCCAGGGGCCGTTCGGCGGCATAAGGCCGCGAGCGATGGCGGGGATTGAGGCCAGATCGGTCACGCCGTCCGCCCGAATGTCCCGCAGCTCTTCGTCGGTGTAGCTCTCGCGGTCGAAGGCCGGGACGATGATGAAGTCGCCAGAGCCGATGTACCCTAGCTCATAGACTAGGGGCGTTGGCAGGTACCAGAGGCAGACCCCGCCACGGAGGACCGGCCGGCCATTGCTGTATTCCAGCATGACCAAGCCGAGGTTGCTCGTGAACCGGCTCACGTCGTCACGTCCCCCCCGGTGGGCTCTGGGGCGCGGCGGCCGGCGCTTCCTTGGCCGGACACCGGATCTGACCGTTGACGGTCGCGCCCGAGCCGGGGTTCAGAGCCCCCACGCTTGCCGAGTAGCTGACCAGGCGCTCGCAGTGCGAGTACGCCTCGCCGAACGCCTTTATGAACGCCGCCGGGTCGCTGTTGCCCGTGGCGCAGCCGCCAAGGCCCAGGCACGCGACCGCAGCCGCGCCCATGAGAAGGGCTCGCTTCATGGTGATCTCCTTACGGGAGCTGCCGGCGTCCGGCCGGCGCGGTCTTAAATGACGCCCAGCGCGTTTGCGCGGTCGATCATGGAAGTGAACTGGGCGGGCGGCTCGAAGATGAACCAACCGTCGCCAAGGGGATGCGGATCCCGCAGCGTGAGGCGCTCGTCTGCTAGACGTTCGATATCCCGCTCGAGCGCACGAAACTTGTCTCCGTGACGACGGGCCAGCGCGGCGTGGATCCTCGCCAAGGTGTCCAGCGCGTCATAGATGAGCTCCGACTCAACAGTCAGGGTCAGGGGGGCGGCGGCCAAGGGTCTAAGCCTTGCCCAGGAACACTGCCCGTTCGGCCTCGCGGCGGTTCACTAGGCCCTGCAGGACCTTGCCGCCGGCGTACTTCCAGGATCCGAAAGCCTCGGCCGCGCCGACCAAGTCTCCGGCCAGGTACTTGCGCCGCACGGTGCTGTCGGCGAAGTCCGGCGCTCCGCCGATTTCGCCAACGCCGATGTTGTAGGCGAGCGAGACCATCGCACCGAGCTGGGCGTCGGTCGGTGTCCGGCCGGGAAGCAGGCGCATGATCCGATCGCAGACCTGCTGGGCCACCTGGGTCAGCAGCAGATCCGCCTCGATCCGCGTCATGCCGCCTGGCCAGCGCGCCCGCCAGATCCGATAGGCGGTCTCGCGGTCGCGGACCGGCTTGCCCTTGTCGAAAAGGGCATAGCCCCAGCCGACAGTGTAGATGCCGATCGGGTCGGCCTCGGGCTCTAGGATGTTCGGCGTCTTCTTGTCGCCGTCGTGCAGACCCTCAAAGCGCTTGATAAGCGCCAGGGCGCACGCGGGCACGGCTCGCGCGGTCATTTCGTATTCCTTTTGGAAGAAGTCAGGCGGCCCGGTAACGGCCGTCGCGCACCGTCAGCAGGGTGCGCTTCGCGTTCGGATAGGTCGCGATCAGGGTATGCGACCAGCTGCTGGGCGCGTCAGCGTTGTAGCCCTGGTCCATCAGCCCTGAGAGGCCGGCGGTGTAGACGCCGTCGAGGATGCCGGCGACGTGCGTATGAGCGGTGTTGAGGCGGCTGGAGACCCGGAGCAGCGCCTGTGGCGTGCCTCGCGCTCCGTTGGGCCCCTTGTCGCCATGGTAGATGTTCTCGATGCCGCCCTGGTCCTGACAGATCAGGAAGCTGGCGTCGCGCGGCGGAAAGGCGATGTCCTCGAGGCTGGACGCGTCGTGTCGCGCCAGGGCCCAGCGGACGACGTCGAAGGCATGGTCGCCGGCCTGGATCGCTCGATAGGTCGCTGCATTCGCCTCGAACCAAAGCAAAGCGTTGACCTCGTCCTGGCGCGGGTCGGCCTCTCGGAGCCAACGCGGCAAGGCGTCGTTGTGGTTCGACGGGATCACAACGGTCTGACAAAAGTCGCGGGCGCTGGCTCGTAGGAACTTGGCGCCGCGTTCCAAGGCCTTCTCGATCGAGGCTTCGCCAGCGACATGCATCTGGAACCGGAAGACGTGGTCGCCCTTCCGGTGATGGTTACGCGCCATGAAGTCGATCAGGTCGTGCATGAACTGGAAGCGCGGTCGCAGTTGGTCGACCAGGCCGTCGTCGACCTTCTCCATCTTCTCGGCGTCTAGCCCCCAGATTACGCGGGCGATGACCGGGTCAATCTTCTCGATGTGAATGTCGCCAGGCGTGATCGCCTCGATCCGGTGCCCGCGAGAGACGACCCCTGCCCTGACCCGCACGTCCAGATCCTGGAAGGATCCGTCGTCGGTCGCGCTGATCTGGCGACAGAACACCACCCCGTCGGGGGCGATCTCGACCAGCGTCGCGCCGAAGATGTGATGGAAGGCCGCCTTCAGGCCGGCTTTCTTCTCGACGTAGTTCGGAACGGTGCAGGCCCCTGTCGTCATCAACATCGCCGGGTGGCGCGTGAAATGCGTCGGCACGCTGACCAGTTGGACCTTAGCGTGGGGGAACACGCCCCAACGCCCCTGCGTATAGGTGTCGAGGCCCGACAGGGGCCGGACCGCCGTGGGCAGGGTGTTCATCTCGGCGCAGAACACGATGTCGTCGGAAAGCGCGACCTGCTCGTGGCGCAGGTAAGGCTGCACGACCTCGGCAAACACCGCCGACCGCGCCGCGTGATCTTCGAACAGCCCCTTCTGATAGGTGAAGCCGCCGACCATGAGCTCTGCGCCAAGGTCGCGGGAATAGGTGAGCAGGTTCTCCCAAAAGGGCATGAACACAGGAGTATTGTCCTGTGCGGCTGTCAGCAGGAACCGGCGGACCCTGCCCGCTTTCGCGGCCAAGATGGGCGCTCCGAGCGCGCGCTCGACGATCCGTGTCTCGTCGGCCTCTTTCTTCCTGACGGCAGCGACAGCCGCGCTGATCAAGCTCTTGGCCACGCCCAGGTTCTGGGCCGCCTTCGCGACGGTGCCGTACTTTTCCCAGGCGTCCATGAGCTCTAGCTGGCGCGGCGTTGCGTGGCGGCGCAGCTCCGGGCCGAACCGCATCAATCACGCCCCTGCGGCGCGCGCTGTCCCCAGAGGTTGGCCAACATCACGACCGCCGAAACCCCGATCGCCGTCGCCAGCATCGCCTCGCGCGCCGTGGCGCCGCCGTGGCCCAGGACATGGATCGCCTCGCCAGCCATGATGACCGAGAAGCCCATGACGACGATCGAGACGGGCCGGCTGGAGACCCAGCCGCGCGCCTCGGGTTTGAGCATGTTGCCGCGCAGGGCCAGCGCCAGGCCGCCGATGGTCGAAACCCCGGCCGTGTAGAGGTCCAGGGCGTCCATCTACTTGCTCCCCTCGTCGAGCTCTTCGACGCGGCGCGCGGCCTTGTTCCGGAGCACGCGGAAGATCAGGGGCAGCAGCTCCCAGCCAAAGGCCCCGACGCCAAAGCCAAACGCCGAAGCGTCGCGCAACGGGGCGAATGGGATCAGGGGCGCGACCACCTGGACCAGGAACATCGCCAGGATGACGCCGGCGGCTGTGGCGCAGGCAATATTGATCGCGAGGTTGCGATACTCGTCCTGCGTCACGGGATGCCCGCTCAGCGCCAGGGCGCCGAACGAGACGAGGCCATAGATAGCCGCGCCACCAAGCGCGCCGATGCCCGCCCGCAGGCGGTCGGGGTCGATGTCCAACATTGGACCTCCAGGTTGTCAGGAGCTAGCCTTGCCGGGGCGGTCAGGGCGTGAGAGCGGTGCCGGCTTGGTGATCCGGCTCTTCTTTCGCGAGGGCGGCTGCGGCCCTCGGGCCGTCAGCACTGGTCTTGTTGGTGGATGGCGTTGAACCGGTCCATGACGGTCCGGCCCGCGTTGATGCTGTGGGCATAGGTCTCAAGGAAGATCGTTGAAGACTTCCAACCCCCGGCGTCCATCGCCACCCGCACCGAAACCCCAGCGTTGAGGGCGTTGGTCGCGAAGGCGTGTCGGCCGACCGTATGCGACGACTTGTAGGGCAGGCCCGCCCGCCGGCAGACGGCCGCGATTCTCTCATTGACGGAAAAACGGCTGGTGTAGCGGAAGACCCGAACCCCCGGCCGGGGATCCAGCTCGCGGATCCGCTCGACCAGGTGATCGGGCAGATAGCGCAGGCTCATCACGTCGGTCTTGGTCTTGACCAGCATGGCCGTGCGCTGGCGCAGATCGACGTCCTGGCCCTGCAGGGCGATCGCCTCCGAGACCCGGGCGCCGGTCAGATTCATCATCAAGACCAGGGCCGCCAGGTGCTTGAGGCCGTCGACGTCGCACTGGTCGATGAACCGCTCAAGCCAGCGCCGCGTCGCCGGCGTCGTCTTGCGCTGCTTCGGCGCTGGGAAGAGTCGAATGCGAGCCGGAAGGCGCCAGCCCAGCTCATGGGCGTGATAGAGCACAGCGCGGGTTGGCGTGATGATCTGGCGGTTGCGGGTCGAAGGCGCCGCGTTCGGCATCATCTCGACCGCCGCGCTGCGCACCGCCAGCGGCGTGATCGCGGTGACGAGCTCGGGACCGAACCTCGCGATCAGGGGTGGAAGGTAGCGTTGCTCGCCGCCGTGCTGGATGTAGCTCTCGGCCGCCGCTGCGAAAGTGCGTTCCTGTTCCATGACCTTAACCGGATATAAACCGTAAGGTTTAACCGTCGCGGCTCTCGGCGACAGATGACAGGAGATACACTTATGGGGCGACCCAAACTCAACGTGAAGCAGGTAGGCGTTCAGCTAACGCCGGAGATCCTGGACCGCATCGACGCCCTGGTCGGCGGCCACCACCGGTCCAAGTTCATCCGTCAGGCGATCGAGAACGAGCTGGCCAGGGCCGAGGCCGAGAAGGCCGCCGACACTGGCCAGACAGGGTAACTGTGGGGGTGGCTGGACCCCCACAAATGGTCGGGGAGCGTATTGGGCCGTTTAGGCGAGGTCTGAGAGGTTGCCGGGGGATTTCACCCCGGCGCGGCCAAAGCCTCTGACGCCGTCACACCCGGCGCCTAGTGGACAGCGCACCGCCGCGCCGCAGGCCTACTAGGGGAAGTCCGGTCGCCCACATCCACGGAGCTTCCATCAACCCTCCCCGTTCGCACGGGATCTAGATCCGCCGGACGAACCGGCGGTCGAGCACTCTGCGGCGTTGGCGACCATGCCCGTACCCGCAGCGCCCTCCGAGATTTTCGGGGCCGGAACCCCTTTCACGCGGCCTCCGAGGTGATCAACCTCTTCACCGGCTTGAGCGCCGAAGCGCCGTAGGTCGCCGAAAACTCATGTGGCCGTTCGGCCGAAACTGGCCTCGGACCGACTTCGACGGTCAGCACGGCTCGGGAACAGCCCTGTCGGGCGACCGTGGCGAGGAAGCCAAACAGATAAACGGCCCCATTTTGATCGTCAATACTCGGCGCCGTCTATTTACGCCTTGCCGCTATGGTGAAGCCCTCGACCAGGGAGGGCGACGTGGGCAGGCCACGCCTCGACTATATCCGAACGCACATCAGCCTTGACGCCAAGGCCCTGGCCCGCCTTGACGCCATCGTCGGCGAGAAGGGCCGGGCCGCCTTCATCCGCAAAGCCACCAATCAGATGCTCGACGCGGTCGAAGAGGCCCAGCGTATCGCCGCCAAGGGCAAGGCTAAGGCAGAGTAAACGGCCCCGAAAACGCCCCCACAATCGAAGTGAAGGCGTTGGGGCTAGCTATTGGCCCAAGACCAGATCGCGTTAGCCAAACGCGCCGACAGCATATCGTAGAACGGCGGGATTGGATGGCTATCCGTGAACACAGACGCAATCTTCCAATAAAAGCGGTCCTTGTTTCCGTTGGATTGAGGCGAGTTGCCCGTTCCCGTGCCAGATGTCCACGCACCCGCAGGGTCGGTAAGAACCGGGACAAAGACCGTGTTAACGTCTCCGAACGTTGTAACAGCCGCAGACATATCGGCCTCTAGTGTAAGCTGGTTAGCCCCGGTGGCGCTTTCCGATTGGAGCAAATGGCCTCCCGTGACGAAGAACGCGCAACGGGGAAGCGCAGCGCGCGCGGCCTGAAGATATGACACTACCGCCGCTTGGCGCTGCGCTGAGCTGTAGGTGCCAACCGCGTCATTATGGTTTCCGCCAAGCACCAGGATGTCAGGATTGAACGACGAAATTCGATCTAGCCGTTCTGCAAGCGTCGTCTTGGTACCCGACGAATTAGCCAAAAAGCCCGTTCCGCCGATTGCGTTATTATAAAAATGGTCACACCCAATCCGGCGAGCCGTAAGAACATCGACCCCCAAACCTGGATTAATCGGTGACGAGTAAGAACCCTGCGTAATGCTGTCGCCATCAAACGCCAAGCCGAAGCGCATTGGGTTTTTTGGTGCTCGAACACTGTCGCGCGGGCCGACATAAACAAGATACGTCAGAGTGCTTCTTATGTTTTGATACCCATAAATCCTGACACTCTTTTCACCGTTGAAGGTCGACAGGTCGATCAACAGGCACGAATTTGAGGCGAGCGACGGCACTCGAAATGCTGCTGGTGACAGCAACCGGCCATTAACTTCGATCAAAAACGGTGTGCCCGCGTACATCGGCCCCGCGCCTTGGAAAGCAATCCATCGCGCATCTGTGACCATGTCCACGACCGGTCGGCGAAGTGAGTCTGGGTAAGAAGGAGAAGCCGCCGTGGCGTTGTTAGGCCCCTGAATAAGCGGATGCCCACCCTCAATTGCAAAGGGACCGCCCGTCATCCAGAACAAACGATCATTCGCGGTCTGCGTGGCCGTCACATCGATGACGCGCGTGAGGCCGATCGTGCTCATGGCGCTTGCGGCGACAATGGCAAGATAGCCGTCCATCACATCCGACGAGGCCGCTGGAGTGACGGTCGATACCAACGGACGTGAACCGACCGACCGCGCTACGCCATAGTAAAGCCAGCGGCAGGTGTTGTCGGAAATCAACCCAACGTCTTGACCACTCGAAAACGGATTGGCGTTGAATGGCGTCGAGGCTCCAGACGTGCCAGCTACGCCCGCCCCCGAGGAAGAGTTGCCAAACATCAAATACAGATAGCCGTTGGCCTTGACGATGCTTCCGGCGAAATAGCTGGTGCTCGCTTGCCAATCTGGCGCAGGCCCCCACGGGTCGCTGTCAACGCTATTCAAAGCGCGGGCGGTTGCAGCGGCGGCTTTGACCTTTTCCTTAACCTGCGCAACCGAAGACGAAAAAGCACGCGTGGTCGGCATTAGATAGCCTCCAGAAGATAGGCGCCATCCGTATCCATCAGGTACGCGCCGTCAGTGTCGGTGAGAAAGACAAAGCCATAAGGCGGAACCAGCCCACCCTTGTTGAGGGCGGGGGCGCCCAGGCCGAAGCCGAAGCCGAAGCCCGACATCACGCGAACTTTACGGCGATCTCTTCGCCCGCGCCTTCCACAGCGTAGTTGTAGGTTCCCGCGATCGGCAGGAAGCGGCCCGCATTCGCGCCGGCGGTCGGGTTGGCGCCCATGGCGATGAAGGCCGCCGCGTCGACCGCGACTTCCCAGAACAGGCCTTCCCAGCCCGTGTCAGGCGCCTTGACGGTCGACTCGGTCGAGCCCGTCGCCGACGTGATCGTCTGCGGCGTCGTGACCGGGATCGAGTCTGTCACCTGGGCGGTGGCGCCGGTGTCGGCGCGGCCAGAGACGCGCACCAGCGCAACGTGAATGTTGGGCACGTTTGGGCTCCTTGAAAGGACGATGTCGGGAAAGGTCGAGATCCGGCGAATTGAATTCGCCAGCAGGGTCAGCCGGGCCAGCCGGCCGTCAGGTCGATCGCGTCCAGCGCGTCATGGTCGGCGGCGGCCAGGATGGCGTCGCTCAGGGCTTGCTCGTTGTCGAAACAGGCCTGGACGTGCGCGCGAATGGCGATGCCGTAGGCGGCCACGTCCTCGACCGACCAGGTGCGGAATTCGCCGTTCTTGAGCTTCCAGGTGATGTCGCCGGCGACCGGCGCCACCGTGTCGGCCACCACCACGCCCAGCACCGCCGTCAGGGCGCTGTCGGCGGGCACGCCGTCGACGCCGTCATAGGTGAACGTCTGGGTGGCCCGCCAGCGGATCCTAGCCAGCGTCGCCAGGCGTTCGGCCTTGGCGTCAGCCAGTGGGCCGCGGAAGGCGGCGATCTCTTCGGCGGTGAGGGTGCGCGTGACGGGCTCCAAGGCCTCGCCGTCCTCGCCGCGCCCAATACGAACTTCGATCATGGCCGCTTACCTCTTGAACATTTTGATCGAGCCGGCATTGGTCAAGGCGACGCCCGAGAACGAGAACTGGAAGGCCGCCATGCCGCCCGTGTGCTTCCAGACGGCGGTGTAGGGGTCAGTCTTTGAGAAGCCGTTTGGAGAGCTGATCGCGCCCGTGCTGAGCGCCGGCACGCCAAGGGACATGTCGCCGCGATACCCGTGCACAACGAGCACGCCGGTGTAGTGCGAGAAGTTGCTGATCAGCGACACCGCCCCCCCAAAGCTGGAGCCGTTGACGCTCGCCGCCGCCGCCATCGCGGCTGCGGAGGATGGAACGATGCCGTCAATCTCAAACTTCAGGTCATTAAAGCCGCTGGGCGTCGTGAAGGTGATCAGCGTCGGCGAGCCGGTGACGGTGTAGGTCGTGTCCAGCGTCCAGTTGGCGGTCGGGCCTTGAATCCCCTGGTCGCCCTTACTGCCGCGCGGATCCAGAACCAGCACCAGGCTGTCGCCATCGGCGAACGGATTGGTGGTCGACACCGTCACGTTGGTCAGGGTCAGATTGACATAGCCCGTGCCGCCGCCACTGGGCGTGTTGGCGGTCACGTCAGCCAACAGGCGCTTGGACGGGTCGCCGAACTTGTACATCAAGATCGAGCCCAGCGGCGCGCTGGTGCTGGTCATCCGCGCCAGGGTGGCGGTGGCCGAAGCGCCCAGATTATCGAGCGCGTCGGCGATCAGGGCCGTCGCAGAGCCCTGCGTAAGGTTGTTCAGCCCCACCTTGCCCGCGCCGCGATCGGCTACGGCTGCCGATGTGCCGTCGAACGTATAGGTGACCACGATCGCGCCCGGCGGAAACGCCGCCGCCTGATCCGCCGCCAACGTTGCCATCCACGCGCCGAGCCCGACCAAGTCTTGCGCCCACAATGGCGCAGTGGCGCCCCAGGTCGACGCGGCGGCGACATAGGCGTCAGCGTCAGCAGCATTGCGGTTTGGAAAGTCACCAAGATCGCGCACTTCAGGCGGCGTGAGATTCATTGCGAAAGCCCTTCAACTTCGAGGCTGCAGGTGGTGAAGGTCGGCCCCTGGATCTCCTGGCTGAAGTCCTTGACGTAGCCATAGACGAGGGTTGCGCCGTACTGGGTCGAGCCCTGGAACACGATCGGCCGGGCGCGGTAGTCGGACAGCTGGGTGTTGACCTGGTCGAACATTCCCGGCGCCACATTGACGACGAAGGTCGCGCGCTTGGAGAACGCCCGCTCGACCACGATCTCGTTGCCGAAATCGTCGCGGTCTTTGCGGCTGTAGTCCTGAATGCCGACATTGGCGCCGTACTGGGTGCCGCCTACCGGCTGGCTCAGGCTGGGGATGATCTCACCGACCTTGGCCGTCGCCCCCGGCGAAAACACCCGCACCGTAATGGTCAGGCCCGCATACAGCGGCGAGATGCCGCTGACGTGCACATCGCGCCGCCGGCGGATGGGCTCGATCAGATAGGCGTAAATGTCGATGACGCCATAATTGACCACCAGGCTGACGGTCTGGTCGAACACCACCCCGTCGGTGGCGTCTTCGGCGATCACCTGCACGCTCACGCCGTCCAGGTTCAGCAGCGACACGCCGTCGATCCGGCCCGCCACGGTGAACTTGTATTCGACGCTTTCGGCGCGCTGGGCCTGGGCGCCGATCTTGCCATCTAACGCCTTCCAGCGATTGGATGGCCCCAGCGCCAGCCATTTGCTGGCGTCGGTGACGGGGTTGCCGTAGTTGCCGCTGGCGAGGCTCTTGTACTCGACAGCGCCCGTCGCTTGGTCGACGCGAGCGATCGCATTCAGCGCATAGGTGGTCATGGCGCTGTACAGCGCGTTCGGCTCGGCGACCGTCGAGCTGACCAGATCGGCCAGGGCGATGGTCGTGGGGCGCATCAGGCGCATCAGTAGTCCCGATTTTGGGGCATGCCGTCACCGTCCCAGCGGCTCATCTGACGCGCGGTTTTGCCGGTATTGATCGTGGTCTGGACCATCGCCGACTCCAACCGGGCGACGTCGTTGCGCAGGCCGCGCAGTTCGGCCGCCAGGCTGTTGTCGTTCGCGCCCATGCCGCGCGGAATGACCGAGATCATCTCGCCACGCCCCACTCGCGCCACGCCGACGTTGTTCAGCGACAACAGGTTTTGATCGACGCCAGGATTGCCGCCGACGGTGAAGGAGCCGCCGCTGGCGAAGCCCGGCAGTCCCGACATTGAGTCTCCCCGTATCGAAGCGAACAGCTGGGCCAAGCGCTCGGGATAGGCAGCAAGATCATTGGCCTTGTTCAGCGCTAGACTGCGCACCCACGCGACATCGTTCTGGTAGCCCGCTGAAGTGGACTGCGTTGCCTTGGAAGCGTCCAGGAAAGCCTGGGCCAGGCCCTGATCGAAGGTGCCGCTGGCGGCGCCCTTTTCCAGGAGCGACCGCATGGCCGCATAGCTCTGCTGCTGCCCGCCGAAACCCAGCTCGCTCAGCAGACTGTCGGCGAACGACCGGATCGACTTCTCTGCGTCAGCGGCGTTCTTCATCGCATCGACGAAGCTGTCGCCCAGCGTGCGAATGGCGTCGGCCTGGCGTTGAGCGGCCTGGGCCACTAGATCGGCGGTGTCGGCCTGGACCTTATTCCACAGCTCCAGCGACTTGGTCGCCGCAGTCTGATCTTCGGCAGCAGCTTGAGCAGCCTCAGCCGACGCCGTCGCCGCGTCTTCCAGACCAAACAGCCGATCGATCATCGCCGCCAGCGCCGGATCCATCGCCGCCAGCTCCGCCCGCTCGCGGGCGCGCGCCTTGGCCAGCAGTTCGGCGGCGGTCATCGTCAGGGCGTCGATCCGGTCCTGGATCGTCTGGGCCTTGGCTTGGATCGTCGCGGCGCGTTCGGCCGCCGCAGCGGCGGCCTCGTCGGCGGCGGCCTTGGCGTTGCCGGCGTCGATCGCGTCGTACAGCGCCTGCTTTTGCGCGACGAGGCTGGCGTCCAACTTGGCCAGCGCGTCCAGCTCGGCTTTGCGCTCCAGATTGAGCGCTTCCTGCTCCTTGCCCTGGGCACGCAATAGGTCGATTTCCAGCACCAGACGCGTGTCGGCGATCTGCTGCTGGCGTTGGGCTTCCTTGGCCGCCGCCTCTGCCGCCGCCTGGGCCTTTGCCTGCTTCTTGGCCTTGGAGGAGCCGAACAGACCACCCAAGCCGCCAAGGATGCCGCCGATAGCAGCACCCACCGGTCCGCCCATCTGGAACCCAGCCAAGGCGCCCGACGCTGCGCCGCCAAGAGCCGCGCCGCCAGACCCGCCGACTAGGTTTCCGACCCCCTGGGCGATACCCGCCACCGCGACGAATTTGTCGGCTGACGTCGCGCCGGCAGCGAAAGCCTTCTCGACCTTGGCCAACACATTCGCGAGGGCGGCGAACGCCGAGGTCCAGTCGTTCTCATTGATGGCCCGCGCGACGTCGTCGATATCATAGGCTAGGTCGCGGGCCTTCCAGGCTGCTTCACCCAGATCGTCGGCAGCGCGCTCCAGCGCCGTCGAGAAATGAAAGATGCCGCCCGTAGCTTCCTTGAACGTGCGGATGCTATCCTGCTGCTGGTCATTGACGAGCTTCTGGATCTCGGCGGCCTCAGCGCCGACCTCAACCTGCGCCTCATAACGATCGGCAAGATGGTTGATGTGATCAGCCAAGGCCTGAGTGGGCGCCGCTGCTGCCTGGAGACGCATCTCTCTGACTTTCAGCTGCTGGGAGGACATCCCCATCGTGGAGATCTCTTCCAGCAACGAGGCTGCGTAATCGGCAGAGCGCTGCTCGGTTTGGCGCATCGCGTCAGACAGCACCTTCATAGCAGCAGCGTGTTCTCGCTCGGCCGCTGCAGCGGCGCGGGTCGCTGCGTCGAGCTTTCGCTTGGCCTCCGAGGCCTTGTCTTGCTCTTCGAGGAGGTTTCGCAGTTCGCCAGTGAGAGGGCTTTCCGGTGCCTTCTTTTTTGACGCAGACCCTGAGCCCAGCCAGTCAGAAAGACTCGAGGCCTCGACGGTGCGGCCTCGCAGCGCCGCTCGGTCCATTATCTTCCCAAGATTGCCGAAACCGATCGACAGTGGGTTGGCGCCAATCGCCTTGCTACGAGCGTCGCGCGCCCAGGCAGGTGCCGAGTCAAAGCTGGCTTTCAGGCCGCCTGCGACGTCATCGAGTCGTTCTGCAAGCTCTCCGGCCGCCTTCGCGCCGTCGACCATCATCTCCGTCAGCGACATCACGAGCGGGATCGCGTTGGTCATCGCTGTGCGATACTGTACGCCTAGAATGGCGGTCAGCGCTTCATATTGGTCGTTTGCCGTCCCGGCCTTCTCGATCAGGTCCGATTCCATGACGTATCCGAGGCGCTGAGCCTCGGCGCGCATCTCGTCGATGGCGGCCGTGCCTTCGCGAATGGCGGGCAGCATCGGCGTCAAGCCCAGCTTGTCTGCCACCGCCGCCTGTTCGGCGGCCGAACCAAGCGCAGCGATCTTGTCGATCGTCGCGTTCAGCGCCTCTTCGACGCTGCCGAACGACTTGGGATCAAGGCCCAGCGCCTCGAAGGGCTTCATCGCCTTGCTGGACAGTCCCGAGGTCGCCTGGCCAAAGGCTTTCGTGAAGCTCTCCAGCGCATCGTCGGCGTCTGAGAAATCACCGCCCAGACCATGCGCCGCAAAGCGCATCTCCTGCAGATAGTCGGTCGTCACCTGCAACTTGGCCGCCGTGTCGCCGATCTCGTCGCCGAACGCCATCGCTTGGCGTGCGCCCTGGAAGGCAGCGCCAAGAGCGGCGGCCGCTGCGACGCCCGTGATGCCCAGTCCGCTCAGGATGCTGCCGGCTGCGCCGGCTGATCCCGCCATACCCGACAGGGCATTCTCAACTTCGCCAAAGGCGGCCTTCAGACCGTCGCCGACACGCAGCTTTCCAAACTCGCCCAACTTCTTCTGAGCGGACGCAAGGCCGCTGTCGAAGCCGGCCGTGTTCAACCCCAGCCATGCGTAAAGATTGCCAACGGCTTCAGCGGCCATGACGGACCTCCGCGTGAGGGTTCAATCTGGTGAGACGAGAGGGTTAGCCGCCAGGGTGGGCAGCTAGGGCGTCCAGGGTGGCGCACCACAGATCCATGGATGCCTCGAGCGACAGGTCAGGCTTGTTCGGCTTGCCTGTCATGTAGTCAGCGAGACTGGGGAAGCTCTTCCCGCCGTGCGGGGCCAGCATGTGCCAGCCCAGGAAGCGACGTCCTTCGATCTCTCGACGGACGCGCGCCCAGCCGCCTTCAAGCGCCAGGGCGAGGGTTCTGGGGGTCTGTCGCCAGTAGGCGTCAGGATCCCCCAGGCCAAGTTCGCACCACTCGACTAGGAGGGCTTCCCAGTCCCAGCCTCGCCCGGCGCCGTCTGAGGGTCCGGCGCATCGCCCTCGCCCAACTTCTTCTTGGGCTTAGGAAATGCGAGGTTCAGGCCGTCGAGCACGATCTGAGAAGGCAGCTTGTCGCCGGCCAATGTGGTCATGATCCGATCAACATCGCCCGGCGTTAGGTCAGGGTGGTGGCGTCGCAGGCCGGTCAACAGACCGGCCCGCACGAACCCGACGCGCCCCTGGACAATCTGTGCGGCGATCTGCACGGCCGGTCGATCCAAGAGATCTTCCAAGGCGCAGATGGCCGGGATGTCAAAGACGGCCGTGAACTCCCGGCCGTCTTCGGTGGCGAACTTGAGCTCGCCTTGCAATGGATTTGCGGCGGCCATGACTACACCGAGCTACGGGCGATTTGGCCCGAGACCTTGATGCCCAAGCTGGCGGTGCGTTTGTCGCCTAGGCTGCCGGTCGGCGACCAGCCAGTCGGGAACGATTGGTAGCTGAACCGGCGACCGTTACGCAGCGTCATGCGGGTGGCGCGGCGCTCACGCGCAGCCATCCAGTTCAGCACGAACTCTTCGGTCTGGTTGCCGGCGATATAGTTCAGATCCAGCTGCTGGTCGCCGGGATCAATCAGGCCGGGCGTGAACTCGCGCACCCCGCCCGGGCTTTCCATATGCGTGGCTTCCTGGCTGTCCGCGGACTGGTTGGGCGGCGGTAGGTTGGTTACCTCGCCGAGTTTGAAATAGACGCCCGAGCCCGCGTAGGTCTCGACTTCGATGATATCGCCAATGGCGACTTCGGCGTTGGTGGCCATGGTGATCTCTCCTTTATGGATCGTAGTGCCTGACCCTTAGGTCCAGGCGTCGGGTGTAAAATTTGGCGGGCTTGGCGCCGTCGACCGGCCCTTCGCTCGTGTCATTCTCGGATCCGCCGCCCTCGGCTGTGACGAGGTGCAGGACAGAGCCGGTGTGGCCGTCAACTCGTCGGCGAACAGCTTGTTGGATCCGCGCCGCCTCGGCCGGCGACGTTCCGATGCAGTTGACCTGCACCGTGCTTTCCAGGAGCCCTGACGGCCCTTCCATGGTTTGGTCGCTCTTGGGTCCGGTGATCAGATACAGAACGACGGCGGGGTTCCCGAGGCGCTCGCCCCAACGGATCGACGCGGACGGAACAATCGTCGTCACGTCGTCGTCGCCGACGATCAGCGCGCGCAGCGCTTCCTCCATGAGATCAGCCTTTCTTGCGAAGAGCCCGGCGCCGGGCCCGCTCAGCGGCCTTGGCGATCGCGTCGCGCAAGGCGCCAGCAATCAGGCCCAGGCTCTTTTCCTTGGCCTCTTCGAACCCGGGCCGCATGAAGGCCCGGGGTTTGTGGCCAGGGTGCAATACCTTGGCCGGCATGACGCGATCGCCGTCCAAACTAAAGGACAGCTTTCCGGTCGGATTGTTCTTCCGCGGCTTGATGACGTGGGGGCCTGCCCCGTACTCGACGATGTGCGCTACCTTGGTCGCGCGAGACCGTTTCCGCCGCGCAGGTCCGACGAAGATCATCGACAATTTGTCGCCGCGAAGCGCATTCATTGCTGCGCCCTTGGCCATGTTCTGGCCCCGACTATCGGCGCCGCGCCGCTTGGCCGCCGCCGCCGCATCCAGCCCTGCCACCGAATTGGGGCTAGCGAGAATGCTGTCTTCAAGCTCCGCCTTAGGGGTCAGAGGATTGTCGGGCACGTGCCGTTTGATCGCATCAACCATCGGCTCCGCTGCCGTCGTCAAGGCTTGGTTTGCGACGCGACGCGCAGCGCCCTTCTTCATCTCCTCGAGGGCGGCCGCCATCTCTTTTGCGCCCTCGATCCTGAACGTCGCCCTCACGCCTTGGCCTCGTCGACCAGCGCTGCTGTCAATTCGAGTTCTTTGCGGCGGCCGATCTCCTTGGGCTTGGCGACAAGCTCGAAGACATCGCCCTCAAACTGGATCCGGTCTGCTGATGTCAGGGCCCGGGCGGCCTGAGTTGAGAGAATGTTGAAGCGGATCGTCATGACGACACCGGCAGCCATAGCCTTAACCCGCTCGCTATCGCTGACGTTCAGCTTTTCGGCCCAGACCGTGTCGCCCGGGCTCCAAATGACGGCGGGGGTGCCAAACCCGTCGGTCGCGCCCTCGCTCTTGATCAGGAACGTGACGCGCCGATCGCGCTTACCCGCCGGCATCTGTGTCGCTCCGATTAGGCCGAGCGACCGATGATGAACACGTCATAGGTCACGGGCGTACCAGAGCCACCGTTCGCGACCTTCAGAAGGTCAGCGGTCGCAGCAGTCACCGACCAGCCCGTGTCGTTCATCAGGAGCACGCCCGCTCCCGGCGGCAACTTGATCTTGTCGGTCGAGGCGCCGAACATCGGGAAGAAGCCGTTGGTGGCCGCGCCGCCGATCTCGAGATTATTCGTATTCGCCGTCGCAGCCCGGAAGTAGATCGCAACGACCTTCACGAAATTGGCGGCCGCGCCGAACACGTCCTGAAGGCTGCCATTGAGGTCGAGGTTTTCGTTAGCCGAAGCCGCCAGCGTGCGCTGGCCACTGAACACCGTATCGGCCTGCCCTGGACTGGTGCCGGTGACGAGGTCGAGCAGCGCTTTAGCCAGTACGGGCTGTTGAGGATTGCCGAAGTCCTTGGTGGTGCTGACATTGCCTTCGATCGAGGCCGTAACCTTGAGGCTGACGTTCATGGTGCTGTTCCTTTAGACAAGCCTGCGCTCGGCGTTCCAGTGCAGGCGTTTCGGTTTCAGGGGATGCGGGGACGCCAGTAGCCCGCGAGGAGTCGCTCGGCGGCGGGCGTCAGGGGGGCCTTGAGCCCCGGATCTGGCGGTGTGGCTTCGCGGTGCTCGAAGAGGTCGGCGACCATCAGTAGAGCGGCGTTGTGGATGCGGGGAGGAAGCGACGCAAAGCCCGCGTCAAAGCGGATCCGCACCGAGTCGGGGCGGTCAAAAGTCCATGGCCAGCCCGTCACCGGCATGAGGTAGGCGGACAGCTTACTGGGCTGCGCCACGAAATACTGCGCGGGATCCAGCGTGATGAGTGCATTATCCGCGTCGAAATACTGGACCTGGATCGTGCTCTCGTCTCGCAGCGGCGGGTAGTCGAGTTCGATCCGTGCGGAACAACGGCCGCCGAGTACGGACTTGCCGAAGCGAGTCATCCTCTGCTCGAGGCGCTGTGGCAGGAAGGCAAAGCCGCTGTCACCGTCAGGCCCGTCAAGGGTGTTGGTGACAGCGGCGATCGCATCTTCCAAGGTGGCGTTTTCGTCGTCGCCGTCGATCCGGCAGTGAGCCTTGACCTTTTCCAGCGTGACGATCTTCACCGCTGGCGGGGTAACGACGAAAACGCCCATGGTTAGCGCTTCTTCGGCGGCGGCGTATCGCCGGTGGCTTCGGCTTCAGGCGGGGTCTCGGCCGCCGGTTCGGGCTGGGGCTCCGCCTCAGGCTGCGGCTCAGCCGGGAGCTCTTGTTCCGGCACAGCCTCCGCGTTGGGTTCGCCGGGCGCGTCGGATGCGCCTTCCGAGGCCTGGTCCGCATCGCTCTCCGGACCGACCTCGCGCTCCTGGACATCGGTGGCGGGGGCCTCGACGTAGTCCGCGGCGCGCTTCTTCACCAGGTCTTCGGCCCGTTCGTCGTCGAAGCCCGCGATCTCCCCGCGATTATAGGGCGGGAAGAAGTGGTTGAATTTGAGCAGCTTCATGGGTCTCTCCCATTGTTCGCGGGAGCGGGATCACCGCTCCCGCGCGGGCGGCGTTACGACTGCTTGCGGCGGCCGCTGAGCTGCAGCGTGCGCTGGATCGCGGCGGTGTCGGTGCCGGAGGCGCTGAGGTCGGGCGTGAGGCTCAGCTTCAAGTACCTCAGGGCGTTCTCCAGCGGCGCGTCGAGCACCGCAGCGCCGGTGACCGTACCGCCGCCGGTGCTGGTGACCGAAATGATCGTCGCAGCCGACGTCAGATCGACGTAGGTGCTGTCATCATCGCTCGTGAGCCACTTGGCCGAGACCGTCAGGCCTTTGGTCGCAGCCAGCGTGGTGGTGTAGGCCACGATCGCAGCGATGGCTTCGAAGCGATCGGGCAGCGCCGTCAGATCGATGGCCGGCGACAGCGCGGCGGTTGCGTCACCGCCGCCGCCCGCAGTGACCGAAATGGCGGCTCCGGCGTAGACCGGATAGATATCCGCGGCGGGGTTCCGCCCAAGCGAACCTTGCATGATGCTCTCCATGGTGAAGCGGCCGCTCACCGGCGCGGCGGCTTCGTCGTCTTGGCGCGTTGCGCGAGAGAAAAGGCGGCCACCGGCGGGCCGCGAGGTTCAGGCCCTCAGGCCGTCTGGGCCGTTTAGCTGCGGCCCCACTTCACGGCGGTCAGGACCGCGACGGCCTTGGCCCGCTTCATGCCGAAGTCGTGGCCGGCGATGGCGCGGATCAGGGTCTGATTGCGCGAGTAGGCCGAGACCAGCGAGCCGGCGACGCGGTACGACGCGCTCTCGTTGGCGTCGATCTTGATCTGGTAGCTGTCGGCGACGACCGCTTCGCCGAAGTCGACCAGATAGATCTCGCTCTCGTCGCCGCCGCCGCCAAGGTTGGCGGGAACGCTGTTGGTGACCTCGACCGGGAAGCCCTTCCAGACCGGCTGCGCCAACTGCAGACCCGGGAACACGATGTTGCCGTTACCGTCGCGCAGGTCCTGGAGATAGCCGAAGTCCGTCGGGTTCATGATCCAGCGGACGTTCGACATGGGGATGTCAGCCGTCGCCAGGCGGTTGATCGCCTTACGCGCATCCTTGTCGATGTTCGCCAGGTTGACGGTCGCGTTGGCGCCGATGGTCGACTCGACCAGGTAGCGCATGCCCTTGGGAGCCGGGCCCACGCCGTTGCCGCGGATGAAGGCGACGTCTTCGGTCAGAGCGAAGCTCTTCAGCAGGTCGTCGCGGACAGTCATATCGACGTTCAGCGCGGCGTGACGGAGCAGCTTGTTCGAGATCGGCACGATCGCGGCGATTTCGCGCTCGACGAAGTTCAGGGCGCCGAACGTCGGTTCGGTCACCGTGATGTCCGAGCCCTCGCCGATGTAGTAGGCCGCCGAACCGCTCTCGACCGTCGGCATGGTGTCTTTCCCGCCGATCAGCGGCACTTCGCTGGCGTTGCGGCGGACCACGGTCTTGGGACGCAGAAGGCCGATCATCTCGGCGGTGAAGCGCTCGGGCACCAGGAAGCCGCCGGCGCTGGCGTCGTTGGCTTGCAGAGCGGCCGTGACCTCGTGGCGGTCGCCCCAGGTCGAGGCCGCGAACTGCGCCGCTTCGCGGGCATTACCGCGACCGGCGATCAGGGCGCGGGTGGTCTGGGCGAACAGAATGCCCGGCTCGTGGGCGTCCTTGGCCTGCGGAGCGACGCGGCGCGGGGCCGGGTCACGGTCATGGTCGGCGTTCGCGCCGACGTCGTCGTTGGCGTCGTCTTCCGACTGGAACGAGGTGATGGCCGACGAGGCCTTCAGCTTGTTCAGGCGTTGAACGTTGGCGATGCGCTTGTCGATGTCTTCCACCTCGGCGGCTGCGGCATCAAAAGCAGCTTGGTCTTCGGCGTTGAGATTGCCGCCGTCCTTGGCCTGTAGCGCTTCCATTTTTTGAACAGCAGCCGCGCGCAGTTGGCGAAGGCTGGCGAGATCGCGGGGCATATAATCCTCCATGTCCGCGGGATGGGGCTCACGCCCCGGAAAGTCCCCGGCCTTCGCCTGGGGAACGGGGTCAGGCCTTCAGGCGGGCGAGCTTCCGGCTGTTGGCGAGAGACTGAGCGATGGCCCGATAGGCCGCGTCGAAGCTGGTGACCTTGTCGGCCATGCCGGCGGCGACCGCCGCCGCACCGACCTTCACGCCGCCTTGGCCGAAGTCGGCCTTCACGCGCGCCGGCGTCGTGTTGCGGCCGCGCGCGACGTCGGAGATGAACTCGCTTTCGATCGCGTCGAGCATCGCGCGGATTTGGGCGATGCCCTCTTCAGTGCCGAGATCCGGAGCCTTCTCCGGCGCGTTCGAGCTGACGATGTCCAGCGGCATCCGGCCGTCGGAGTCGGGCTCGACCTGGCGAGCAAGGCCGGCAAGCACACCGATCGAGCCGACGACGGCCGTGCGGTCGATGGTGATCGTCTGCGCCTGGCTGCTGAACCAATAGGCCGCGCTCGCCATCGTGCCCATGGCATGAACCGAGAGCGGCTTGACGCGGCGGCCGGCCCACATGGCGTCGGTCAGCGCGGCGATACCGGAAACGGCGCCGCCCGGGCTGTCATCCAGGAGCATGACGTGCTCGACATCCGCACTGTTCTGCGCTGCGCGGTAGTCGCTCAGGATGCCTTGGGCGGTTGTCGCGCCGGAGACCTCGGTCATCATGTTGGCGCGCGGGAAGATCGGTCCGAAGACGGGTATCAACGCGACCCCATCAGCCGTCACGGTTGCGGCGCGGGAACCTTCAAGCTTGCGGGCGTCCGGGCCGGCAAAGACTTCGAGGTTATGACCAGCCCAGGTGGGCTTGGGGATGTTGACGGGCTCGCGCATCGCCAGGGCGGCGATGATCGGCAGCCACGACGCTTCGATCGCCCACGGCTCGGCCGTGAGCGCCGCAAAGGCGCGAGTAGGCATGGGATGCTCCTGGATCAGCCGCCGGCGGGGCGGTTGCGGCTCTGGTCGGGCCCGTCATCGGCGGGCGTCGGCGGGTCTTCTTGATCGGTCGGGGCGGCGTCATTGATCGACGCCGTGTT